ATTTATATTAAGCATTTTCACCAATTAGATACAAGAAAGATTTTGTCTAAAAAAAATACTTATATTAAAAAGGCTCAAGGCAAAGGGCTAATGACGGAAAAAGAGTCATTAGATTTATTGATTAAAGACGAAATGTGGGACATGGATTCTGAATCAGAAATTGAAGATAAGAAAAAATTCATAGAAAACATGCAAAAATCTTTAACTAAGATAAAGCTTCCCTCTCAAAGAGAAAATCACAAAAAACTAATACAATTAGAACAAGAAAAACTAAACAAACTTTCTTTTGAAAGAGAAAAGTTAATTGGTCTTACTGCAGAAAAGTATGTAGACAAAAAAGTTAATAAAGAATTTTTTGAGAGTCTTTTATTTGCTGATAAAGATTTAAAAATTGGTATTTATGACGATATTGGTTATGACGAACTGAATAAAATCAGAGAAATTTCACAGCTAGAAGGAGCTTTCTTTAAAAAATTTTCTGATGACAATATATCAAGATCTGTTTTATCTCCTTTTTTCGCGCCTTACTTGCCTTATTCGGAAGATGTTTTGGGTATGTTTGGAGTTCCATTAAAAAGTTTGACCGCTTTTCAATTAAAAACATTATCTTACTCTAGAACTTTTTTAAATATTTTTAAAAATTCTCAAAAAGAAATCCCAGAGTATGTGTCAAAAGATCCAGAGTTATTATTAGAGTTTTATGAAGCTCAAAAAAATAATAACAACCAAAGAAAAACAAAAGCATCAGAAGGATCTGGGGGTACAACATATTTTGGCGCAAACAAACAAGATATAGAATCAATTAAAGAATCTGACGAAGAAGCCATAAGATTATCTGATGAAATTAAAAAGAAAGGTGGAAAATTAGATATGAAACAAATGATGGAATTGCACGGACTTTAGGTGTAATACTATTATATGGCATCGGCAAAAGTACCAGTAACATTTACACCAGTTGACGCAAGGAAAGTTGAAGCGGCATTAGCTAGAATTCAATCTCAAGCTAAGGGTGTCAATTTTGGCAGGGGAGCAGAGTCAATCAATAAATTATCTAGGCCGCTTGGAAAAATTACTGGTCAAGCTAATGAATTTCAAAAATCTCTTGAAGCTTCTAATGCTCGTGTTTTGGCTTTCGGCGCATCTGTTGCTGTTATTAATAAACTTTCTCAAGCTTTTGGTGCGCTAGTATCTAATACTATTAAGGTAGAGGCTTCTTTTGCAAAAATTAATACTATCCTTGGCGGAACTCAAAAAGAGTTAGAACAGTTTGGAAATGGTATTTTTAAAGTTGCACAACAAACTGGAACGTCCTTTGATCAAGTTGCGGAGGGTGCATTAGAATTAGCTCGTCAAGGTTTAAGTGTTGAACAGTCTTTATCAAGAGTTGAAACCGCTCTTAAGCTTGTGCGTGTATCGGGTATCGATGCGGAAAAAGCGGTAGGCGGTTTAACTGCAGCGATCAAGGGTTTCGAGGGCGCTGGCTTAACCGTAGCGCAAATTGCAGATAAACTAGCAGAAGTTGATACAAAGTTCGCCGTCTCTACAGAAGATTTAATTAATGGTCTTGAGCGGGCGTCTGCTTCTGCTCGTGTAGCTGGCGTGTCTTTTGATGAGCTTCTAGGCGTTGTAACAACAGTTCAAGAAAGAACGCAACGAGGTGGAGCTGTTATTGGTAATGCTTTTAAAACTATTTTTGCAAGACTTGGTAGAACAGATACTTTACAAGCTCTTCAAAGTCTTGGTATTAGTGTTTTAGATGCGCAAGGAAATGTAAGAGGAGCTATTCCTCTTTTTCAAGAATTAGCGACGGAGCTTGACAAACTTGGATTAAAAAGTATAGAGGCTGGAGATATTATACAAAAGGTTGCAGGTGTTCGTCAGCGTGATATTTTAATTAGTTTAATTGAAGATTTAAATTCTGGACAAAGTCAGTTTGCAAAATCTTTACAAGTATCAGCAGGAGCAGCTGGAGCACTAGATGAAAAAAATAACAAATTAAATCAAACTTTAGAGGCTTTAATTAATAATCTTACTGTTGGTAGTCAAAAACTTGCTTCTGTTCTGGGTGATTTGGGTTTTAGTGAAGCGGCGGCAGATATTCTAAAAGCGCTTTCTTCTGTAGTTAACGGAATTACTGATCTATTACAAGGAGAGGGTCCAGGAGCTAAATTTGCGCAAGGGCTTATTAAGGGAATTGGCAGCGTTTTAACTGGGCCTGGACTTGCTTTAATTTCTGCTATATTTGTTAAGCTTTTTGTTGATTTGGCAAAGTTTGGCTCGACATCTCTTAAGCAAATTTTAGGCATAAACAAAGCGGCACAACAACAAGCTACTCTGCAACAATCAGTTTTACAAACGCTCCTTCAGAATGAAACTATTCAAAGAGAAATTTTAGCGCTTGAAGGAAATAAAGTTGCTCAAGAACAATTACTTTTAAGAATATATAATCAACAAGCTGCGGCTTTGGCTAGAGTTCAAAAGGCAGCTGCGACAGTAACTCCTGGTCTTTTTAGGGGAGGTCTTAGAGGTGGCGAAGGCGGTGTAACAAGAAGAAGTGCTGGTGGTTATGTTGCTGCTGAAGCTCGTGATGTTTCTAGAGGCGTTGGTGGTGCGACCGCAGGTTCTAAAATAGTTTCAATTCCAAATTTTGCTTTTGGTGGGGGCAAGCGTGGCACAATGGTTGCCAATACTAGCGAGTATTTTGTTCCTAATTATTCTGGTGGTGGAGATGCTATATTTAATCGTAATATGGTCAGATCTATGGGTCTACCTAGTGGGGCTAGAAAGTTAAATGCGGCTGGGGGTTTTGTACCAAACTTTGCTGACCCTTCAAGAATGCCATTGGGTGAGGTAACTAGAGCTTTAGGCGCACCCAGAATGGCTAATCCAACTAATCCAAAAATTAGAAGTGAAAAAGCTGCATTATTACTTAGACAGAGGCAATTAAACAGAAATAAGAAACAATCTGCTTCTGCTGGAATTAATTTTAATTCTCTTGGAAAAATAGGCGTTCTCTCCGCTTTTGCTAGGGGTGGTAGTAGCATAGCCAATACAACATTTAAAGAGCTGTCTCCCACCGAACAAAACGCGCTCAAGGGACTTAAGACACTTACACAAGCAGAAAAGACTTCACTAAACCCTAGTACGCCAATACGTGTTAGAGGAATTCAAAATAAATCATTAGAAAATCTAGACAAAAATAAAGTTTCAAATTTTAGAAAAAATATAGATACTACTTTTGCCCCAGCTTTAATTGACTTTGCTACAACTTTAATCAAAGGCGTTGGTATTAAAAACGACGAAATGGGTGAATTTGTTAAGGAGGTTAAAAACGCAAAAGGTAATTTATTCTCCACTTCTGTAGAAGGCGGTATTTTTGAATCTGCAATTCAATTAGGTACAAAAGAATTAAAAGAAATTCCTACGTTTTTAGACGCAACTGCTAATGATCGATCCCCATTCGATTTTGAAGAGACAGGAAACGCATCAGAAAATTTAAAAAAAGCTTTTGGGTTTAGCAGCAAGCTTAAAAAAGCTGACGCTAAAAGATCATCAACACCTGGCGCCGTTGCATCTTTAATTGGAAAAAGCCTTAGAGATGGAATAATTAAAAAATTTACAAAGTCGGCAGCTGGAGGTTACATTCCTAATTTTGTTGGTGGAGCTTTAGGAGATGCTATTTCGAGAGAGCGGGCCGCTGGTTTGCCAATAAATCAAATTAGAATCAACCAAAGCGGCAAACTTCGTAATGCTACAAATCCAGATGGATTGGCTGTAACAAATACAAGGGATGAACCGACTGGAAGAATTCCAAACTTTGCTGTAATACGCAGCCTCGGCTCAAAAGGAGGCGGAAACCAAGCTTTAGATAAGGCTTCACAAAGTGCAGACAAAATGGCAAGTTCATTTGATGGTTTAACCATGAAGTTGATTGGTTTGCAAATGGTAATGAGCGCAACGACAAATGTTTTTGAGGAACAAAATAAAACTTTAGCAAATGTTCAGAACGGTTTAGGTTCTTTTCTGAACACATTAATGGTTTTAGGATTTACTGGAGCATTAAAAAAAGTGCCAGGTACAGGTGGAGGTTTTGGCCAAGCAGTTAAAAATTTCAAAAGGCCTACACAGCCCGCGGGAGCAACCAACGCCTCTGGAAGGGGTATAGGAGGCCAGATGCAGAAGAGGTCGGGATTAAGAGGCGCATTTAATAGAGCAAAAGGATTTGGGCGGGGTTTACAAGGAAGCGCTCGCTTTAGCCGCTTGGGTCGGGCGGGTTTAATACTTGGTGGTACAGATGCTGTTATGAGGGTTGCAGGAGTAGAGGGAGGCTTACTACAGGGACTAACGGAAATGGCTCAAAGTGACAGATTCCCGATGTTTGGACTAAATCCGTTTGCTGGAACGACAACAAGAAATATGGTAACTGGAGCCATGGGTGAAAATTTACAATCCATAAAGGATAGAGGTTTTGAAGATCAAGGTAGTGTTACTATGGCAAAAAAGGTGCTTAGCCAAATAAAAAGTGAATTACCAAATACGAGCGACGAAAAGACAAAAGTAATTTTACAAAAGCAAATAGAAGAAGCTGAAGAAATTGTTAAAAAATACGAAGAGCTACTGAACAAACAAAACGAAAGAGATGCAAAAATTTCATCGGGAGAGCTGATAAGAAGCGAAAGAGCTTCCCGTGGAGTTACTACATTCTTTGGAAAAAGAGAAAGTAAAATTCAATTAGACGCAGAAAGAGCTAGAGCAACTCTTAATAAACGGTTTAATTCAGCCCAAACTGAAGAAAGAAGGGCTGAAATAACTATAGACAAAGAAAGATTAGCTTTACTAGAAAAAGAAAAATTACAAAGAAATGAAAATCTAAATCAGATTACCCAGGGCGTTATAAAAAGTAAAGAGTTAGGTGTTGTAGAAAAACAAAACCTTGTAAATGCTTTAGCTTCTGTAGATGCAAGCACTAACTCAGTTGACCTTGCAAAAAAATTAGAAAAAGAATTTGGATTAACGGTAGAAGAAGGAGAGAAATTAGTAGAACAGGCTTTATTACAAAAAGATACTTTAGATATATCTGCACAAAGAGCGCACGATCTTTTAAGAATTAGAAAAGCACAATTAATTGCAGATGCAAAAATTGCAGACAGACAAAGACAGATATCAGATTTTTATGCAATCGGAGCGGAAAGTCTAAAACAATCGACCAACAAGCAGAACGAACAAATTTCTAAACTTCAACTTTCTTTAAATAGCGGATCGGCATTAACCCCGCAACAAAGAAGGGATGCACAATTTGAAATAGGCAAACTACAAAGAAGTCAGAGAATATTAGATAACGAAGCTCAACAAGCAGCACTGCGTAGTCAAATTTCTCAAGAAGACGCAAAGGGAGAGAAAAAAAATCTAGCGACACTTGAAAGGTTAAAGGCGCAACAACAAACCCTTCTTAATCAAGAAGACACCATAAGAAGGATTAATGCTCTAGAGGAAAAAAGAGCAAAACAAATTGCTGGTCAAACCACCCTCGAACAATCCAATGAAAAAAGAAGACAGGCTTTAGCAAATTTAGTGGAAGATGTTCCAGATAGGCTTGCTAACAATCTAGAAAGCTCAATAGGGAGTACATTAGATAATTTAGCAATGGGAACTTATGATTCTTTGGGCAGTGTATTTTTAAACGTTGCTTTAGATTTTGGAAGAGCCTTGCAGCAAGAAATCAGTAGGGCTGCAGCAAAAAGTTTAGTTGAATCATTTACGTCTAGTGGAGCAGGAAGTGGATTTTTTCAAGGAATTGGAAATTTCTTTGGCGCATTCGGCGGTAAAGGTAAAAACGCTGGCGGTTTAATTACTGGCGGATCTGGTGTTCGTGATGATGTCCCAGCAGTTTTGACTGGCGGAGAATACGTTATTAGAAAATCTGCTGTTCAAAAATACGGACCAGACTTTTTGAACAGATTAAATTCTGGCGCAATACAAGGTATGCAAGCTGGTGGCTTTTTTGTTCCTGGAACCCGTGGACAGGGAGAAATAAGAGGAAAAGAAAATTTATTAGCCTTTGCTCAACAAGAAACAACATCTGGACTTACTGATGTAATGGAATCAACTGGCTCTGGAGCATCAATAAGTTTGGAGCAACAAAGCTCTAGATTAACAGCATTTGGAAGATTTAGAGATAGTCCAGCTAGAAGAGCTTTAAAAGATGCGCAAAGACAAGCATTCGATTTATATGTAGCAAGAATAGAAGAAGATAAAAGAATAGAAGAAGAAAGAAAAGCTGCCGAAGAAGCCAGAAGCCAACAATTCAAATCTGCAATAATTGGAAGTTTTGTTAGTGCAGCTTTCGCAGGATTAGGAAGCTTGTTTCAAAATGCGAGCAAGGGTGTAACAAACGTCTCTTCAGCTCAAGCAGCGATGAATAGTTATACTAGCCAAGCTTTGGGAGGATATGATGTTGGATCAACTACTGCTGGACTTACTTATGATTTAGGAGCTGGACAAAGCTATTCCCCTTTTAGTGTTTCAGATGGATTTGGGAACTCTATATTTAATAATAACTCATTTGGAAGTGCAAGTCAAAATAGTTATGCTGGATTTGGACCTACAAGCTTTGGTCAATCTCGATTTAGTTCTCAAGCTAATGGTGGTGCAATTAGCTCAAATACCAACGCCCTCCTTATGGGCGGCGAATATGTAATGTCTGCCCCAGCTGCTGCTCAAATTGGTCGCCAAAATTTAGATAACATAAACAACATGAGAATGGCCAATGGAGGGTCTTTTGGCAATATACCTTCCGATTCTGCTGGTGGATCATTCGGATCAAAAGCAGATGTTGGCGCTGTAAATATAGAAATAAATATGGACAAAGATGGATCAGCTGCAGTTAGCGCAGATTCTGAAGGTAATGCAGATCCAACTAAAACAAAAGAATTTGCAAGAAAAGTAAAAGAAGTAGTTGTAAACGTTATTGCTGAAGAAAAAAGAGTTTCTGGATCGCTTTTCACAAGGAGAAAATAAATGAGCTTTATTGAAAAGTTTAACTATAATAGAGACTCTATTACAGATAGTAGTATTGTTGGTTTTACTGGATCTCCTATCTACGGATCTTCAATAATGTTTTCAGCATCAAACTCTTCTTGGCGCGGGTCTAATTATTATCAATTTATTATGCCTAATGGCCTTAATTCTATTAAGGCTGAAATGAGTTTGAATTTTCAAGGAAATAAAGAAAACATAAAAAGTATTTTGCGTCGAATTGAAAATTCCACCACTGGAACTTTAACTGGCGACATTGCTTTTTCTGGAACTGAAGACTGTATTAATTTTGGCGAATCTAAAAATAATGTTCAGATAAATTTAGATACAGAATATTATAAAAATTTTAGTGGCTCGCAAATTTCAAATTATAATCTAAAACATATTAGTAGCGACGTTTATGAATTAAATCTTTCTATGTTTAATAATAGGGTTTCGCCAGTTTTGAATAATGGAATGGGTTTTGTGGCGGATAATACTGTTGATATAGCAAGTTCTTCTTTTGAAGCTTTTGATGTGGCAACTGGAAGTACTGGTTCAGCTAATTCTGAAGTTTTTAATAATTATTTTTATCTTACTGGTTCTAGGGGTAGTTCAATATCCGCTTCGAATGTTTCTGGTTTGGCAACTTATACTGGTTTTGCAGATGACTCAACTAGAACTTTTTTCTTTGAACCAGATCAACAAGTTTCAGTTCCAATAAATCATAGTTCAAGAATTAATCAATTAAAGGGTTCTTTTCACCAACAATTAAATATTTCAAGAAATCAAAACAGAATAGAAGAACTACAATTAAAATTCACAAACAGAAGCGAAAAAGAAACTTATGCAATTCTGCACTTTTTAGAAAGTCATCTTGGTTATAAGCAGTTTGTTTACTACTATGATGATTCAATAATTAATCAAAATAAGGTATTTTACTGTCCACAATGGAAGCATACATTTAATTACAAAGATTCCAATACTATTGAAGCAAGATTTGTAGAAATAGTTGCGCCAGTAAGCCCTTTTGGCGATGGTGCCACAACCCCCATAGTTATCCCTTTCAAAATCAAAGGTGATACATCTAGTGCTGTAGATGTAACATTAAACGGAGTGACAGAAAGATTTACGGATGCTACTCAATTTGTAGCTCACTCAGAGGGCTTTACGGACACAAGCTCAGTAACGATTACATTCGACTGCGTCGATGATGATGGTAGATTTGACGCGGATGACTGTGAGATCGTTGGCGGATCTACAAATTTCATTCCGCTTGATGAAAGCAATTTAGGTAACATAGATGTAACATGGAATGGATCATCTTCTGAGGTGACTATAGACTTGGATGTATTTATTGACTAAAGTTAAATATTAATTAAAGCAATCAAAGTTATAAAAAATGGCTATTAACGAAAACAGACCAATAATCACCTACGAAAATATCGCACTATTTCAGAGCGATACACCCGCTCACAGCGCAGAATCAAATAGTGGCCAAAATCTTTCCTTTTTGCCACTTGTGCAAGGTGTTAATTTTTCTGTAGACATTGCAAGAACAAATGTTGGCGCTTTGGGTACGAAAGATTTTATAGATCAGTCAAATAGAAATGCGCCAGATGTACAATTTTCTATAAATACTATTGAAGATTTTGAGCATTTGTTTTCTGGCCTTATGAGTGGAGAAAGTATAAGGGATAACTTAAATGTTGATAGAAATTTTTATGCGGTCATAGGGGACAAGAGGGGCTTTGACGTCTCTGGCGAAAATTTAAGTGGTCGAGATATTTTAAGTTTTGGCAACTGTTTTTTAAATAATGTTTCTATTTCTCAATCCATAAATGGGACGATAAATTCAACATACGACTATATTGGAAGCAATTTACAGGCACAAGAATTACAAGAAACTGGAAGTTTTTTTAGCGGAAACTCACCTTCTATTGATTTAACTGGAAATCAATCTCAGAATGTGAAGGCTTTATTTATTGCAATGGGTAATTACCATTCAAATGAAACCAAAAAAATTATTCCATATGATTCTACAAATGTCACAATAAGTGGAAGCAGTTCTGTTGGAAACTTTTTAATAAAGTCGGACTTAATTCAAAATTTTGATTTAAACTTGCCGATTAATAGAAAAACAATTTACAGCTTAGGAAAAAAATATCCAGTCAATCGAAAAGCTTTGTTTCCAGGTGAAGGAAGTTTGAATTTTTCAAATCGTGTGTCAAATTTTGAAGTAAATGGAGACAGGGCAAATTTAAAAGATTTTTTAAATTCTGATGAAAGTTATGTTTTAAATATTAGCGGACAAAATATAAGTGGAACTGGTTTTAATTTTCAAATTAATGAAGCAAAGCTCTCATCGCAAAGTTATGACTCTTCGATTGGGTCTGATGTTGTAGCTAATTTGGGATTTAGTTTCGAATTGAATAAATTAATTAAAGTTCAGGCTGTTCAGGCTGGCAGCTTCTTAGATGATTTAACTATCTCAGATTTTAGCTTTCAATTGTCTGATGTATCGAGCAATACTGTTCAAGCAAGAGATGCACCGAGTAATTTTGCCCTTATTGATGCTGCTGATGGCAGTGCAAGTGATTTTGCCATGCTTAGAGTAAAATGCACTGCTCTTCAAGCTGGACAATCTTTACAAATTACTG